AATATTGATTAATTTGAATGATATCAAAGAAATAAAAATTGAAGATACAGACTATACAAATATAAATGAAGCACAGTTAATCGCCATAAGAAATAATGGTGAAAAAATCATTTTAGATGAAGGTGATTATGCGGAGAGAAAAGTTCATATTATTATTTATATGATTTTATAGACGTGATTAAACTATGACTACATGGACGATAGAACAATTAAAACAAGCAGGATATAATGTATCATCTGCGATTATAAAACCTAAAAATAAATATAATAATAAGGTTACACATATAGGTAATCTTAGATTTGATAGCAAAAAAGAGTATGAATATTATTTAAAACTTTTGTCATTAAAAAAGGCTGGAGTTGTAAAGTATTTTGTGATGCAAAAAGATTTTACATTACAAGAGGCTTTTACAACAGAGAAAGGTGAAAAAGTAAAACCTATTCGTTATAGAGCTGATTTTGTGGTTACTTATGCTAACGGTACAGAGGAAGTAGTAGACGTGAAGGGGATGAAAACAAGAGTATATATTAATAAAAGAAAGCAATTATTAAAAAAGTATCCAAATATCAATTTTAAGGAGGTTTAAAAGTATCATTTTGAAACTTTGAATACTTTGGGATACTTAGAAAGGAGATTATAGTTATGAAAAACGAACATTTAATTAAACAATTTATGGAAGAAAATGGAATAGAGTTTAATAAACCATTTTGGGTTAAAAGTAGTAATAACGAAGTTAAGTATAAAATAATAGAAAAAGAAGGAATGTGGGGAACTATACCAAAGATAAAGTTTTATAGTAATGAAGGTGAATGGAAAGAAACAGACTTAAGTTGGTTATTATTAATTATATTTTGCGAAGGATATGAAATTATACCGCCCAAACAAAGACCTAAAAATGGAGAAGAATTTTGGTATATTACTCCAAATGGGAATATTTATTCTGTTCCATATGATTCACAAGCTACGTCTGACATTGCATTATTTTTAATAGGAAACTGTTTTAAAACAGAAAAAGAAGCGGAACAGAATAAAGAAAAAATCTTAAAACTATTAAGAAGAAACGAACCTTTAGTTGATTTAAATGAGTGGTAATAAAACAGGGAGTATGAACAACTATGCAATGTGATGAAAAATATTATGAAGCAGACAAAGGGTTCATGTGTTGGATAAATAAGGAACCATGCAGTAAGACTAATTGCACATTGAAGCATAGATTTGCAAAAGAGTTTTCCAAAAAGGTAATAAAGGAGCTTAAAAATGAAAAACATAAATATGATTAAAGTTTTCATGAAAGAAAATGAAATTGATTTTGATAAAGAATTTTATGTTGATTTTGGAGAAGAACAAGAAGTATTTAATATAGATAATTTTAAAAAATATACTATTTTACAAAATGATGACTATATTTATTTTGAGGATGATACTGGCGAAGATATTTCCTATGAAAAAATGGGGAAAATAATGTTTGATGATGAAGTTCATGTTATTAGTAAGGATTATTTTAAAAAAATGATGAACTATTACATTAGTATTTCCAAGTTATGTGATAGTTTTTATAATAATGGCTCAGAATGTAGAAGATGTCCTGTATGTTCAGATAGTGATGGCTGTTTTTTTACAGATAGCTATGCTAAGAATGGAATAATAGAGCATTTGAATTCTTCATATATTTGTTTTATGCCAAAAGATTATAAATATAAAAATAAATTATTATGTAAATATAATAATTATAAAGAGTTAGTAGATGATGTAGATTAAATAAACATAGTAGTTTTATGGGAGGAAAAAATGGAAAATATATCTACTAACAATATGTATGAACATGTTAAATCAATAAAAAATAGTTGTGATAAATATAGAAAAGAGAATGGAGGATCATGTAGAGGCTGTATATTTAATAAACTAGTTTATAAAGATGGAGATTATGATGATTTTGAATGGACTGATGAAAACGATAAGAATGATGATAATCTTACTTTTTGTGAATTGTTTTTTGATATAGGTCCATTAAATTGGGATTTAGAAGAATTTAGTAATAAAATTCATGAGGATAAGAAGAATAAATAAATATAGCGGTGTTTTTATGTTAGTTAGATTAAATAAAGATATGATATATGATTTAAAGGCTATTCGTTCTATACAAATTATTAATAATTCTATAATTTTAATTGGAATATGTGTAAATTCTAATTCAGATAATGAATTAATTAAATATGTACATATTTCTAGTGAATTAGAAAATGTTAATTTTATTTATGATTTAATCTGGAGAGAAATTAACTATAGCCTTGTACATTATAAACAAATTTTAGATTTATATAATTTAATAAAAACATATGGTCAAGTGAAAGAAGGGTAAAATTTTGAACGAAATAAATAATACAAATGATATAAACGAATATTTAGATAATGTAATAGCAACGTTATGTAAAGAAAAAACGATTGCTAATATCAATTTTAGTCTTACTCAGGATAAATTTTTAATAAATACTAATGCTATTAATGATAAAGATATATTGGTATCTCATGCTCTTTTAAGTATATATATTCTTAATAAATTTGGTGTAAGTTATGAAGATTTTGTAGAAATGTTAAAAAAAGTTAAAGCTGTTTTGAAAGGATGATATGATGCGTCAAATGAAATTAGGTGATTTTATAAAGATTAATCATGTAAAAGATTTTTCTATAAATGGTAAATGTTCTATGTGTGGAGAATGCTGTGGAGCAATATTACCTGTAAGTGAAAAGGAAATAAAAAGAATAAAAAAATATGTAGTTGAACATAATATAAAAATAAATGTTAATCCAATAAATACTTTATCTGAAAAAATGATAGATTTAACGTGTCCTTTTAGAAATAATAAGGAACGAAAATGTGATATTTATGAGGTTAGACCTAAGATTTGCAGAAGCTTTATTTGTAATTTAAAAAATATAGATAATATTGATAGGATAAATAGGATATATAAAACTGTTAATATAAGAAAGGTATTTGAGGTATACAAATGAATAAGTTAGAAATTAAACAACAAATATTTAATAAGTTATATGAATTATATGTACCAGAAGAACAATTTACTGAGGAATCAGCTTTAAAGCTAATAACAGAATATTCTGCATTAAAAGGGGTTAATATTTGTTCAAAATCTCTAAATGGTCATAGACATTCTTTAATGGGAAGTTTAAAAACTTTTAATATGTTAAGCGACTTAAATATATGGGGTCCAATATATAAGAATTTTGTAAAATTAGATTTTACTCATTTAGTTTCACAAACAGAATGAGATAAATAATATGCAGGCATCTTGATTTTATTTTAAAATTTTTTTGAGGTGATGCATATGAAATATGATTACAATCCTTTAAGTAATCGAACAAAATCAGATCCAGTATCTGAAAATGCTATTAATAATATAATGCATAATGATAAAATTAAAGAAAAAAAAGAAGAAAGGAGCTTCATGAATAAATTTATGAAAAAATTAGCGTATTTTCTAGATAAACAAGGTTATTTCTTATTAAATATATCAGTTATATCTAAAAAATATGGTACAGAATTTAATAAAATTTATAGAAAGTAGATGTTATATGAATAAAGTAATATTAGCAGGACGTCTTGTGCGTGACCCAGAAGTGCGTTATACACAAACAGGAAAAGCAGTGGCTAGTTTTACGTTAGCTGTTAATCGTAGGTTTAGTAGCAGTGATGCTCAACAGACAGCAGATTTTATTCCTATCGTAGTATGGGATAAATTAGCTGAGGTATGTGGTAATAATTTAGTGAAAGGAAGTCAAGTTTTAATAGAAGGTCGTATTCAGATTCGCAGTTATGATGCACAAGACGGAAATAAGCGTTATGTTACTGAAGTTATAGCTCATGAAATCGAATTTATGGGTAGCAAGCCTATTAATAATGTACAAACTCCACCACAAGCTAAATCATTTGGTTCAGAAGTTCCATGTGATGAAGAAATACCATTTTAAATTAAGGAGCTAATTCATAGCTCCTTTTATATTTTTTATAATTACCTGTATTTTTTATGCAGAGTCTTTTTGCACGATATAAAATATTATGTATTACAAAAATGGAGGTATTATAAAAATGAAACGTAGAAAAAGAGATAGTGAATTAATAAAGGCGAGTCAGTATTTAGATTCTTTATGGGAAAAAAAAGAAGATTATCTTTTAGCAGTTAAAGAACTAGATAATCTTAAAAATAATGGTAGTGTTAAAGCTACTATATATGGAGCAGAAGGTGGGCATAGTAATGGCATTAACAGGGACACTTCTAACTTTATTGTGCTGATTGAAAACCATGAAAAGCTTGTTAATGACAAAAAAGAAGAGTATTTATCTCTAAAAACAGAAATAGAAAGCATTGTACAGAAATTAAGTCAATCTAGTTATAGAATAATAATTAGAGCTATATATTTGGTAAACATGTCTCTTGAAGAAGTGGCGTATAGATATCACCATACGTATAGAACAACACAAAGAATTCATAATAAAGCATTGAGAGAGATATATAAAATAAAGTTTTCAAAAAATGTCGTATGATGTCGTATAATGTCCTATAATGTCGTATTGTGCTTCATTTCAAAGATGTTATAATTATACTTGTCAAAAAAGACAAGTGTCCCTTAGCTCAATGGTTAGAGCCTTCGGCTTATATCCGAGTGGTTGTCGGTTCGATTCCGACAGGGACTACCAGTTTTAATATATATCAAGTATGTGGGAGTTAATCTATATTTAGGATTAACTCTTTTTGTTTTATAAAAGGAGTTTTAAGTAAAATGCTTAACAATAGGAAAAAATATCTTTTAGTAAAAGTAATAGAAGCAGAACCAATGACACTGGGTGAATTTTATAAAAAACAAGGATATAATATACCACCTTTAGCAAATGTATATAATATTGATGGATATATTGTTTATCATAATGGAAAAACAGAATGGTATAGTTTAGATGAATTTAACCCATATACTAGAGAACTTTCTAATGGTTCTGAAATAGAAGTTAATATAATTGATAAAAATGTTTGTAAATGCGAATTTTATTCATTTATTGAGTGATTTTGAACGATAAAATGTACAATAAACAGAAAGAAGGAATAGTAATGATTAAAAACTATATTAGTGTGAAAATGGTAAAAGCTGAACCATGCAAAGCATGGAAAGACTTCAAAGGTCATATGACTGGAGATGAAGGATATAAAATTTATTATCCTGATGGTTATGTATCTTGGTGTCCTAAAGATATCTTTGAAGCCCAGTATTTAGAACTAGAAAAAGAAGATACTATTACTCAAAAAGATGTTTGCAATTTTATTACAAGCACATCAATTACTGGAGCAAACCATGAAATTATCGAAACATCATGTAAAAATGGTTTTGTAATTACTAATTTTTATAATATGGGCATTGGTAAAGAAAATCATGAAAGATATATTTTTGCACAAATATATAATTTGCTTACATTTTTACTTCAATGTGCTAAAAGTGGATTTAAAGGTAATAAATAATTATGGAATTTTTTTTAATGATTATATTAGGTGGCTTATTTGGATTTATTGTTGGTTTTTTTACTGGGTGTGATTAATAATGGAATTAAAAGATACAGTTAAATTAATGTTAAGTGCTGATTTTAAACAAAGATTTCAAGCTGAATACGCACAGGATAAAAATAGAGCAGAAGGTTTAGCAAAAATGTTAAAAGCTTATAAAGCAGGAACATTACCATTTAAACCTAAATGCAGTTATGAGCTTTTATATGAACAATTAATTCATATGAGAGCTAAATTAAAAGTATTAGAAAAACGTGCAGAAATTGAAGGTATTGAATTAATTATGGATTTAAAAAGAGGTTAAAGAAATAATATGGATATTATGTTGATGATGTTAATTGCTATTATTATGGTCCCAATTAGCATTGCTCTTTTTGTTATTGTTGCAGGTTTAATTGTTAGATATTTTATTGTTAAGAAATTTAAGTTAAAAGAAGATAAACAAACAAATAGGATATTCTAAAAATATAAGGTGGGGAGGAAATGTGTCCAATGAAAACATAAGAGAGTTAGCATATGAAGATTATTGTGCAGGACTGAAATATAAAGAAATCGCCGATAAATATAATGTAAAATTATCGACTATAAAATCATGGGCAACTCGATATTGGAAAAAGAAAAAGTTGCAACCAAAAGAAAAAGTTGCAACCAAAAGTATAAAAAGGTTGCAACCTCAAAACGAAGATACAAGTCACAAAATAGTAAAAGAATTAAAAGATGCAGTAATGTCTGATGATAGTCTAACTGCCGAACAACAAAAGTTTTGTATATATTATGTGATGAGTAATAATGCATTACAAAGTTATTTGAAAGCCTATAGATGCAGTTATGAATGTGCCAGTGCATCAGCTTATAGATTGTTAGGTAAAGTTAGAATAAAAGAAAAAATACATGAGTTAAAAGAAATCATGCGTGAACATATACAGTTGGATGTTAACGACATGGTTATTTTTTTATCTAAAGTTGTTAAATCAGACATACGAGATTATTTAAAGTTTGGTAGAAGAACGATTGAGTTGTCTGAGGACAATACAATTACAGTAAATTTTGTTGAATTATTAGATAGTGATACTGTAGATACATCATTAATTCAAGAAGTTAAGCAAGGTAGAGATGGTGTTTCATTAAAATTAGTAGATAAGCGTTGGGCTTGGGAAAAATTAGAAAAATTATTAGGATGGACCACACAAGAAGAAGCATCAGAAGAAGTAATAATTATTGATAATATTCCAGAGGTATCAGATGATGAGTAAAAAGCGAATAGAATTAATAAATTTAATACAACCTGCTTTTTATAAAATACATCGTCAAATACACAATCATGAATTCACACATTTTTGGTTTGCTGGTGGTCGTGGCAGTACTAAATCGTCAAAGGTAAGTATAGATATACCTTTGTTACTTATAAAAAATCCTAGTTGCCATGCTGTTGTATTAAGACGTGTAGGTAATACATTAAGAAATAGCGTGTATCCTCAAATTAGTTGGGGGATTAATAGTTTAGGGTTAAGTAATAAGTTTGATAAAAGTATATCACCATTAGAATTTACTTATAAAAAGACTGGACAGAAAATATTTTTTCTAGGTTGCGATGATGAGATGAAGATAAAATCATTTAAACCACCGTTTGGATATGTAGGTATGGTATGGTTTGAGGAATGTAATCAGTTTGTTAGTATGGAACAAATACGTTCACTTCTGCAGTCATTATTACGTGGTGGTTCGAAATACTGGGTATTTTATTCATATAATCCACCCAAAAGCAGAGATAATTGGGTAAATTTAGAAGTATTGCATGATGAACCAGATAAAATAGTAAATCATAGTTCATATTTAACTGTTCCGAGAGAATGGTTGGGAGAACAGTTTATTTTAGAAGCTGAAAAGTTAAAAAATAAAAATTATGACCGTTATAGGCACGAGTATTTAGGCGAAGTTACAGGTAACGGTGGAAATGTTTTTGATAATGTAGAAGATATTAGGTTAACAGATAAACAAATTTATGAATTTGATAGATTGCGTTATGGTATTGACTTTGGTTTTAGTATTGACCCATTAGCTTTTACTGCGATGCAGTTTGATGCTAAACATGAAAATTTATATATTTTTGATGAAATATATCAGCAAAAATTAAAAAATAGTACATTAGCTAGAATGATTAAACCTAAATATAAAGGAGCATTGATTTATGCCGATAGTGCAGAGCCTAAATCAATAGCAGAATTAAGGGATTATGGACTAAACATTATAGGTGCAAAAAAAGGACCTGATAGTGTTGAATATGGTATGAAATTTTTGCAAGATTTAAATCGTATATATATCGATCGTAAACGTTGCCCAAATACGTACAATGAATTTATAAAGTATGAGTATGAAGTAAATAAAAATGGAGAGTTTATTTCCGCATATCCAGATAAAAATAACCATGCTATAGATAGTGTTCGTTATGCATTAAATGATTTAATTACTAAACGTAAATTAAAAGTAGCTAATAAATCTATGTTAGGTTTATAGGATAAAGATTGGATGGAGGAATTAATATTTTTATTCAAGCTGATATAAACGAGCTATCTAATAATGATTTGAGAATATTATTAGGTAGACATGAAAAAGAAATAAAAGAATTAAATAAATTATATGATTATTATTTTGGTGAAAGTAAAATAAAACACAAAAAAAGGGAAGACCCTTCTGCACCTAATAATAAACTGGTTAATAATTATTGTTCATATGTTTCTGATATGAGTACAGGTTTTTTTATTGGAAAACCAATTAGCTATACGTCTGAAAATGAAGATGCTTTAAAAAAGATAAACGAAATTTTTAAATATAATGATGAGTCAGCTCACAATATGGAATTAGCTGAAACTGCAAGTATATGTGGTTGTGCGTATGAATTATTATATCTTGATGAGGATGCTAATATAAGATTTACTTCTCTAGATCCTAGAGAAGTTATTTTGATAGCTGATGCTACAGTTGGGCAAAACATAAAATTCGCTATACGTCATTATCGAATATACAGTTTGGATGGAACATCATATATCACTTATATTGATGTGTATGATAATGAAAAATGTAAAAAATATAAATATGATAGAAATAAATTTGAATTATTAAGTGAGAATTATCATATGTTCGATTCTGTCCCTATTATAGAGTATAAAAATAACAAATATTCTATAGGTGATTTTCAAAAACAAATATCTCTGATTGATGGTTATGATAAAACACAATCACTAACTTTAGATGATATGGAAGATTTTACAAATGCATTTTTAATATTAAAAGGTTTTGGGTATGGTGAAGAAAATGTTAATGAAGCTAAAATGATGAGAAAATTAAAAATGCTTTTTTTCCCAGATGGTGAGTGTGGAGCAGAATGGTTAACAAAAACTATTAATGATACATTCATTGAAAATATGAAAAACAGATTGAATGCAGATATTCACAAGTTCAGTTTTGTTCCTGATATGACAGATGTTAATTTTGCTTCTAACGCTTCTGGTGTGGCTATTAAATATAAACTTATAGGATTAGAACAAATACGTAGTAGAAAAGAACGTTTTTTCAAAAAGGCAATCCAAAGAAGAATTGAGCTTATTTTTGGGGTTTTATCAATGTTGGATAATGATTTTGATTTTAGAGATATTGAACTTACTTTTAGTGATAATATACCTGCTAATATTAAGGAACTGTCTGAAATAGTTAAATCACTAACAGGCATTGTATCACAAACAAAATTATTAAGCTTATTACCTTTTATAAATGATCCACAAAAAGAAATGGAAACTATAAATAAAGAAAATGAAGATAGTTTAGAAACACAGCAATATATATTAAATGCTGGTGGTGAAGGTGATAATGAATAATGAGCAATATTGGCAAAAAAGAGCAAAAGAACGTGAAGAAAAATGGCTAAATAAATCTAAATCAGAAATAGAAACAGAAATAAAAAATTTGTATATAAGAGCTTTAAGAAATATAGAAAAAGATATAAATGACCTTTATGAAAGATTTTCAGATGAAAATGGCTTAAGTCTGGCGGATGCTAAAAAATTAATTACAAGTAATGAGTACTCTGTATGGAGAATGGATATAGAAGATTATGTAAAACAAGCTAATATAGATAAAGAAATCTTAAAAGAATTAAATACTTTAGCTATGCGTTCTAGGATAAGTCGTTTAGATAAATTACAAGCAGAAATTCTTGTAGAATTATCTAAAATGGCAGATGGATATGATAGTAAGTTAACAGAATACTTAAAAAAAGCATTAACAGATAATTACTATCAATCTGTTTTTGATATTTGTAAAGGGATTAATATCTTAATGCCAGTGTCTATCTTAGACCAAGAAGCAATAGAAGATATTATTCGTACTTCTTGGTCTGGCAAACAATTTAGTAAACGTATATGGAATAATACAACTAAATTATCTAAAGTGCTAAAAAAAGAAATAAGCGATGCTATTATTAGAGGTATTAATGCTCGTGAAATGGCAACTGTTATATCTAAAAAGATGAATTCTGGATACAAACAAGCGATTACATTAGTTCGCTCGGAACTTAATTATGTAAATAATCAAGCTGGGCTAAAAAGTATTAAAGATTCTGGCGGTCAAGAATATAGATTTATTGCTACTTTAGACCGAAGAACATCAGAAAAATGTAGGAAACTTGATAATACTATTCATAAAGTTGATGAAGGTGTTCCAGGAAGTAATATGCCACCTATGCATCCACGTTGCAGGTCCACAATTTCAATAACCAATTTGACTACAAGTACTGTAAGAAAAAGAATTTCAAGACTTAATGGAGAAATAAAATATGTTCCAGCAGATATGAACTATTCTGATTGGGAAAAAATATATATAAAAAAATCCATGACATTAAATGAATGGGAAAATAATAGTAACAATATTAAATTAAGCTTAAAAGAAAAAATAAGTAATATTGATTTAAAAACTTGTACTAAAGATGATATTATTAATATAGGAACTGAAGTATGCAATAGATTTAATATTATTGATAATATAGGAAATAAAGAAAAACTAAAAGAAATTTTTAGTAATTTTAGGGAAATGGGAGGAGAAGTAGGGAAAAATCAATGGGCTAAAGGCTGTAATACAATTACAAAGCAACAATTAAGCGAAGCCTTTTCGTACTATCCAAAAGATTGGGCAGAATATCTAGTTAATAACAATAAAAAATTATATACTTCTATTACACCAGATAGAGGATTTTTTACTAAAGGTGCAGTAACACCTAGTGGTAGATATTATGCTACTAAATTTGAAAATTATAAGGAAGATTATATTTCTATTCATATGACAGGACAAAGAAAACAAACACCTTATCATGAATTAGGACATTATGTAGAATTTTTTAATAAAGATGTACTTAGAATTTCAAAAGAATTTATAAAGTCTCGTACTAAAAATGAAAACTATATGAAGTTAGCCGATTTATTTCCTGGATTTGGTTTTGGCAATAAAGAAATTGTTAAACCAGATAATTTTATTACTCCATATATTGGCAAAGAATATGAAGAAGCTTCAGAAGTTTTAAGTATGGGGTTAGAAGCATTATATGAACCTAGTCAAATACTTAAAAAAATTGAAGTTATTAATGGAAAATATCAAATCATCTATGCTAAAATAGAAGATGATATAGAGTTTCTATATTTAATTGTAGGTTTAATTCTTAAAGCCTAAAAGAGGGAGATAAAATGACAGTTGTTGAAAATGATATATCTAATGTAATACAATTATTGAATGATAAAGTTGAAGAATATAAGAATATGTTTGGGAAAAATTCCCTTGACTATGTTATTATTTGTGATCCAAGATTAATGGACATTGATAATTTTAATAGTGGAATAAAAAAACTTGAAGAAGCAATAAAAAATAATAAGCCCATTGAACCTATTCCAAAAGAAATATGGGAAAACTTAATATTTTAGAAAGAACACTTACAATTTTGTAGGTGTTTTTTTATTGATAGGAGATGTTACTATTTTTAATGAATATGCTTATTTGAAAAAAGAAAATGAGTACCTTAAACAAAAACTTAGGCAACGACAATATCAATTACACATTCCGATAGAAAATATTGCTTTTTTAGATGAAAAGAAAAATAACTATGCTAAAAAAATCGCTAAAGAAAATAGAGATGATATAAAACGGTTTTTATCAATTATACAATTTTTACTAGATAAGCATAATAAAACTATTATGTTTGATAATCAAATTAGTAAAAGAGTATTTGAGTATTCCAAAGAAGAACTGTTAAAAAGGGAAAATATTATTCTGGCAAAACGTCTTAAAGAACAGGATTATCAGTTACATGTTCCATTAGAATGTATAATTTTCAACGATGTGATAAAGAATGAGTATGTAAAAGAAATACTAATTACACATAATTATGAAGAAATTGAGAAATTTTTACTATATTTACAATCTGTATTTGATGATGATATGGCATTGCATTTTGTATATTAGTTGAGGTTTGTATGATAAAAATAATTATAAAAACAGATGAAGATAAAATTATTGGCTATAATGTGTTTGGTCATGCTAATTTTGCTCCTAAAGGTAAAGATATAGTGTGTAGTGCAGTATCTAGTATTACACAAACAGCCTTATTAGGTTTAAAAGAATTGTTAAAAAAAGATATTGAATTTGAACAAGATAATGGTCTTTTAAGGGTGCAGATTAATAATCCAGATAAAGACTCAAATCTAGTATTAGAAACTATGCTTTTAGGTTTAAAAGAAATAGAAAAAATATATCCTAAAAATGTATTATTAAAATTTAATAAAGTTTAATCAAACGTCTGTAAATGCAGGCGTTTTTTTATTTATAAAGTGAAAATTGAAAGGAGTTTATTTTATTATGGATTTTAAATTTGTTTTACAATTATTCGCTGAAGGTGGCGAAGGTAAAGGCAATCCTGCTGAAGGAGGTGATGGAGGAAAACCGCCAACAACAGATCCAGAAATAAAAAAAGTAGATACTGATTCAGAAGAGTTTAAAAATGAACTTAACAAACAATTAGAAGCTACATTAGCAGAACGTCTTATTGCTGAAAAATCTAAATGGGAAAAAGAATTTAAGAAAAAAGCTGAACATGAAAAAAAAGAACAGGAACGTTTATCTAAATTAAGTGAAGATGAACGTAAACAAGCTGAACTTGAACGCAGAGAAGTTGAACTTACTGAACGTGAAGAAGCAATAAAACTTAAAGAACAGCAAAACGAAGCTATATCTGTATTGAATTCTAGAGGTATTCCTATTGCATTTATGCCATTTTTAGTTACAGGTACTGATAATGATAAAAACATGGAAAATATTACTACTTTTGAAAAGGAATTAAAAAAATTAGTAGATGCACAAGTTAAGGAAAAATTAAAAGGGAAAACACCTGCATCTGGTGGTTCTATTAGTGGCGGTTTTAAAGGCTTGTCTGAGAAAAAAACAAATATTATTGACATTATTAAACAAAATCAAGTTAAAAGATAAGGAGTTATTATCATGAATTTAATATTTAAATTACAATTATTTGCTGATTCAAACTATTTAAAAGATAATTTAGTTGGCTTTGTACCAGTAGAACAGGCTAAGGACATTATTGCATTAACAACTCGTGGTTCTAGTATTTTAAGATTATCTAATGTTCAAAGTATGGAGTCTGATACAAAACAATTTAGAGTTATGGTAGATGGACCAGGAGCTTATTGGGTTGGTGAATCTGACCGTATTAGAACAGATAAAGCACAGTGGATTTTTCCAGAAATTAAAGCAAAAAAAATTGCTGTAATTATCCCTGTAACAAAAGAAAAAATTAATGATACAGATATAAATGTATTTGAAGAAATTAAGCCTCATATTGCAGAAGCTATAGCTAAAGCTTTAGATGCAGCTTGCTTGTTTGGTACAGGTTCTCCATTTGAAAAAAGTATTTATAGTATAGCTGAAGATAAATCTATTTCATTAGGTACTAATGGTGGTGCATTAGATTTAGATATTTCAGACGTAATGGCTCTAGTTGAGGATGGTGGGGAAGATGTAAATGGTTTTACTGCATCTTATAAATTAAAGAATAGTTTAAGAAAACTTCGTAATGCCAATGGGGATAATTTATATGTACCAGGTGTGGACCAGAATCAATTATATAATAATCCAATTGAATTTGTTCGTAATGGAGCATGGGATGAAAGTAAAGCTATTGCTATTGCAGGCAATTGGAATTATTCTATTGTAGGTGTTCGTGATGAAATTGAATATCAAATTTTGAAAGAAGCTACACTACAAAATGTAACTATGAGTGATGGAAAACCATTATCTCTTGCTGAAAATGATATGATTGCAATTAAAGCTACAGCTCGTTTTGGATTTTTACCTGTAAAAGAAAACGCTTTTGCAATGCTTGTACCTAAACCAGAAGAAGATGAATTAAAAGCTAAAACAGATGAAGCATATACAGATGAAAATGAAGTTGCTTAGAGGTGTTGCTTAATGCTTAATAAATATACTGATGGTAAAAAAATTATATATGTTACAAGAAAAGCCTTTAATCTTTTATATAAAGATAGGGGCTTTTTCTTATATGAAGAAAGCGAGAAAAAAAATGGATTACAAAAAAAATCCAATATTAAAATCACCAAAAGAAATAGCATCGGAAATAGTGGAACAAATCAAAAAACTACTTCCACAAGAAAATCCGCTGGTAATAAATGAGAATTTATTAAATTTTAATATCGAAGCTCTTGTAAGACGTATTTTGAATTATTGTAATAGAAAAGATTTACCAGAAGCTGTAAAGATGAGTATTATAGAACAGTTTTATAATAAAATTATTTCTGATAATGAATCTAATAATTTAAGTGAAGTAGATATAAGAAATTTAAAAAGATTAAAGATGAATGATACTGAATTTGAATTTAATTTCCAGGAACAAGTAATAGTTGAAAAAAATTCTATTTACTTTTTTGAGCAATTAAAACCGATGTTAAATATTTATAGAAAAGTTAGGGGATTTTGTTGAAAATATCTAGTTTGCAAAAATATTTAGATGCACTTATGTATAAAGATAAAGTTACTATCAAACGGTCTCAAATAGTATTATTGGAAGATGGTTCGGATAAATATAATCTGGCTGAGATATATGTAGATATACCATGTAAATTATCTCAGAATAATCGAAGTATATTATCAGATAAAAACGATAGAGCAACTAGTATATCTGAAGATTATATACTCACTTTATCTCCAAACTATGAATTAAAACCAAATGATGTGGCTATAATAACAACAAATCTTAATCAGAAATTAATTTTAGATATAATTAAACCCTTTAAATATCCTACGCATATGGAAGTAAGTGTAAGAAAGAAGAGTGATGCATGAAGTTAGATGGTTTTGATGAGCTAAATAAAAAATTAGTTCAAATATCTAAAAATCAAGCTATTCAACGTAATAGATTTGTAGCTCGTGAAGCAGAGAATTTATTATCTAACACAAAAAACTATACTCCTGTTGCTGAAGTTGATGGCGGTACTTTACGTGAAAGTTGGAAAAGAACACGAGCAAAAGAAGGTATTGTTCATGTATATAATAATACAGATTATGCTCTTCATGTAGAATATGGTCATCGTCAAAAAAAACGTTGGGTTCCAGGCAGATGGGAAAATGGACACTTTGTTTATGACCCAGATGAGAAAGAATCTGGTATGATGTTAAAACCTAGATTTATTAAAGGGTATAAAATGCTTTCTAGGGGACTTTTTGATATTAAACAAACATTTATACAAGATGCCGAAGCAATATTAGGAGATTTATTTAAGTGATTACTTTAGCAGATATTAGAAAAGCTATAACTACAGCATTAAAAAGTAAATTTCAAAATATAAAAGTATTTTTTGATGATGTAGAAAATAGTACAGATGATTATTTTTATATTGAATTTACACCAAAGTCAAAAACTATAGATGATATTTATACAAATAAAATTATTAAAATAGATATAGATTATGTATTGGCTTTAGATGAAAACAAAAAAATTGATAGGCGAAAATTGCAAGATAGTATTTCTAAAATTGATATATTATTTAGACCTATTTTTAAAGTAAAGGATAGAACTTTTACTGTTTTAGAAACATCTACTACTATTGTTGATGAAATTCTACATTTTAGCTTTGAATTAGATTTTGTGGATTGTTTAAGTGATGATGAATTTGATGGAATAAAGTATGAATTAATGCAAAATTTAGAAATGACATGGAGGTAATAGAATATGAGTTATACAAAAAAAACATGGGCAAGTAAAGAATTAATAACCACAAATGCAATGAATAATATTGAAACTGGTATTGATGATGCACATAAAGATATTGCAAGTTTAAATACTGAAATTAATAAAAAATTAACTAAACCAATAGAAGATGGAACATCAGGACAAGTTTTAAGTTTAGGAGAAGACAATAACTTAATATATAAAGATATGCCTAAAAATGGAACAGATGGTAAGAATGCAACAATAACAGAAGTTACGGCAACAGTTGATAATAATACAGGAACTCCAGAAGTAGAAGTAAGTTTAGGCGGTACAGAAGAAGCCAGAACGTTTAGTTTTTCTTTTAAAAATTTAAAAGGTAGCAAAGGCGATAAAGGTGATAAAGGCGATAAAGGCGATAAAGGCGATAAAGGCGACAGTGGAGCCAAGGGCCAAGGAATTTTTACAGCAAAAGAAGCATTAACACCTAGTGGAACTACTACTGCAGATAAAATTAACAATGGAGAAAACATTGCTCAAAATGATACTATTATAGATATTAACGGTGATGTTTTTACTGTAACATCTATTAGTGACTCCACAATAAATTTATCCGAAAAATTATTTAGTTTAAAAACCGCATAATATGTAGAAAGACGCTTTTATAATAAAAGCGTCTTTTTTATTAAATTTCTGTAGGAGGTAAATATTTTGAGCTATAAGCCTCGAGTATGGAAAAGTAAAGAAGCTATAACAGCTCCTAAATTAAATAATTTAGAAGAAGCTGTAGCTAATTTATATAAAAAAATGGAACAAACAAATGGAGAAAATGTTATGCATATTGCTAATATAGAAATTAAACCTAATTCATCAGTAAGTAAAACAAATATTCCAGGAGCAACAGAAATATTAGTAGGAGATTTAATTTGTGATACAACAAACTCTATTTATCGAATAGAAAAAGTATCTGAAGATAATGTTAATGTTGGTGATAAAATTCCTTATTTAGATAGTGATAATTTATCAGATATGGAATTAACAGCAATTACAGATTCTAGTGGAAATCTTAAAGGATTGTCTGGAACGTATAAAACTAATGATAATAATATAAGAAAAATTTCATTCAAAATAACTCAAGAATAAGGAGGTTTAAATTATGGCTAATGAGGCAGAAGTTTTTGGATTACCTAAGGTGCAAATAACCTTTAAAACTAAATCTACAACAGCAATATCTCGTTCTGCTAGAGGAATTGTTGTCATGATTTTGAAAAACGAAACATCAGATATTATGAAAAGCTATAAAATTTCTGATGTAACAGATATACCAACAACTACTCCAGAAGTAGGATTAACATCTAAAAACATTGATTTAGTAAAAAAATGTTTATTAGGAACACCTTTAAGGGTTTTGGTATATACCATACCTAATGATGATGTAGAAGATGCTACTATAAATCAGAACAGTGTCTTAAAAGAAATTGCCAATATTAAATGGAATTATATCTGTGCTCCAACATCTACCGAACAAGAACAAGAAGATTTAGTAAGTTGGGTTAAATCTCAACGTAACAATAAAAAGAAAACTTTCAAAGCAGTTTGTGCTCATCAAGAAGCAGATGATAAAGGAATTATAAATTTTTGTACGGAACAGATAAAGGTAGCTAATCCTAATTATAAAGCAGACGATGGTAATTCTGAGGAAATTGGATATGTAGATGAAGCATATACAGATATATCTCTTGTGGCAGAAGAAGATGTTCAGAAAGAAGAAAAAGAAGAAGAGTATATAATTTATACAGCTAAAGAATATACTGCACGTATAGCAGGTATTTTAGCAGGATTGCCTTTAGATAGAAGTTCTACGTATTATCAACTAACAGAAGTTGTTAGCGTTGAAAAATACGAAGATATTGATACTCTTATTGATAAAGGACAATTATTATTAATTGATGAAGGCGAAGGTAATGGTGTAAAAATAGCTCGTGGTTGTAACTCACTAACTACGTTTACAACAGATGTAGGACAAGATTTCCGTTTTATTAAAATTATCGAATGCGTTGACATGATACAAGATGATATAAGAGATACATTTAAGTCTGATTATGTTGGTAAAGTAATTAATGATTATAATCATAAAATGTTATTTATTGCAGCAGTTAAGGTATATTTTAATGGATTAAAGGGAAATGTTTTAGATAATAGCCCTACTGCAACTAATGATGTAGAAATTGATTATCAGGCTCAAAAAGATTATGCAACATTAAAAGGTGAAGATGTTGAAAATATGACAGAACAACAAATTCTTGAATATAATACAGGAACAAATTTATTATTAGCAGGTAGAATCACACCTGTTAATGCGATGGAAGATTTATCAATTGATTTTAGTATGTAGGTGGTAAAAAGCTTATGAAAACAATTATTCCAATAACAACAGACTATTTAGTAAAGAATTTAACATTTGAATTGCAACGTTTTGCTAGAGACTCAGAAGCTTATAAATATCGTGGAAATAGACGTTGGAATGGTTCTCATGGTAAAGCTTGGTGGGATGGAGAACTTCTTTTTGAAATTGTAAAATTTGAAGCTAAAGTTACAGCTAATCGAGAAGAAGTTATTAATGGTAATAGCGTAGATAGTAAAATTGTTTCCTTGAAAGGAGATATAAGTTTTACTCTTAAAAACGTTATTAATAGAAATATAAACAAATATCTTGAAGCTTGGAAAAATGGAACAGATCCACGTGCTAGCTTTGTTGGTCTCATTGAAGACCCAGATGCAGTTGATGGACAAAAAGAACGCATTTCTATTGAAAATGTATGGTTTGATGAAATTACATTAATGAGTTTTGAAAAAGGTAAAGTAGTTGAAAAAGAATATACTGGCGGTTTTACCCCAGAAGATTCTACATTTATTGAAACAATTGCAGCATAAGTAAAACATCTCTTTAGAGATGTTTTTTTATTTAGGAGGAAAAATTTTATGGAAAATAAAAAAATCGTTAGTATTCAGGATTTGATAAAGAATAAAGAAGCTATTCAAGAAAGAAAAAATAAATTATATGATATAGAAATTCCAAATTTTGGTGTGGTTACTGTAAAACAACCAACAATGGGATTAGTGGCAGAAGCTACTAAAATGGATGATGGCGGTGATCAGTATTTAATTTATGAAAGTTTTGTTGAACCAAAATTAAAAGATTCCGCCTTGTTAAAAGCATATGAATGTAGTGAACCTACAGATATTGTTAATAAAATATTTAAAGCTGGAGAAATAGCGTTTATTTCTAAAGCTATTATGTCGTGTGCTGGATATGGAAACGATTTAAAATTCAAATTACATGATGAATTAAAAAACTAATAGAAGAGGATTGGATGGCATCAACTTGTGCATATCTGGTTCTCAAAGGTCATAAAATAGATTATTTTTTTTCATTGTCTTATTTGGAAAAACTTTTTGTTTATTCAGCAATGATAAAAGAAAAAGAATCCGAACAGCAAAAATTAGAAGTAATAATAAAATCATTAGCCAGCATATTGGGTTTGAAAGGAGAATGACTAAATGAATAATTTTATTTTAAGTGCTACATTAGAATTAAAAGATAAAATGACTGCTGGTCTTAAGAAAACCCAATATGCTTTATCTGGTATTGCTGGAGAGTCTTTAAAAGTTACCAAGTCTACTGAAAAATTAAAAGAAAGTTTAAATAAAATAAAAGGCGATTATTCGGCGACAGTATCATTAAAAGACAAAGCCTCTCAAACCGCAAAAAATTTAAAATCAATATTAGAGCAATTTAAAAATAAAGATTATTCAGCAATAGTATCATTAAAAAATAAAGCATCATCACAAGCAAATAAAATTAAAAATGAATTAACTAGTTTATCAAATAAAGCTTTTACAGCATATGTAAATATAAAAACTAATATGCCAAATAGTGGATTTAATTTTAATAATAAAATGAATAACTTTGCTGATGGTATGTTAATGGGAACTAGTTTACAAATGGCTGGTATGGCAGGGATTGGATATACCGTTTATGATACTATAAAAACCCCTATGGATTTTGATACACAATTATCTGCAATAAAAGCTTTAATCCCAAAAGATGGAGTAGATGGACAAACACGAGATGAAATAATGTCTCAAGTTAGAGCTCGTGCTATGCAACTTGGGCAAGATACTGTATTTGGAAATACAGAAGTTGCAAAGGGAATGACTGAATTAATAAAAGCAGGTGTACAATTAAAAGATGTATTAGGCGAAGCATCTGAAGCAGCACTTAATTTGGCTACAGCAGGTGGTTTGGATTTAGCTGAATCAGCTGAAACAATGAGTACTGCTATGAATGCATTTAAAGTAAATGATGCAACTCATGCTGCGAATATTTTAGCTGGTGCTGCAAATGCTTCTGCTACAGATGTGCATGAATTAAGATATGCATTATCTATGTGTTCAGCTGTTGCTTCTGGTGCAGGTGTTAGCTTTGAAGATACAAATACTACATTAGCTGTGTTTGCACAAAATGGCTTAAAAGGTTCAGATGCAGGTACCTCTCTAAAAACAATGTTATCTAATTTAATACCAAAAACAAAAACACAAATCGAAGCTTTTAGTAAATTAAATCTTCTTACAGAAAAAGGAACTAGTGCTTTTTTTGACCAACAAGGTAAGGTTAAAACATTAGCAGAAATAGCAGGTCTATTACAAGATAGATTAAAAGGAATGACAAAAGAAGAACAACTTGCTACATTGTATGATATGTTTGGTTCTGACGCTATTCGTGGTGGTATGATTCTAATGCGAGAAGGTGCCGAAGGTGTAACTAAAATGTTTAATGAAATGAATAAGGTTACAGCTAAAGATGTAGCAATTACTATGTTGGATAATTTAAAAGGTGATATTGAAGAATTATCTGGTGCTTGGGAAAATTTTCAAATCACTTTAATGTCTGGAAGTGCTAATTCTGGACTTAGAGGATTAGTTCAAGAACTGACGGATATTGTAAAAGTAGCTACAGCTGGATTAAAAGATGGATTTGGATTAGATGATGTATTTACTTTAACTAAAAAAGGTATTGTAGATTTAACAAATAAATTTATAGCATTTGATGGAATTGGTTCTGTTTTAGCAGGTGGAGCTTTATTTTGGGGATTAAAGAAAATTTATGGTATTACAGTTGGAACTATTACCAAAATAAAAGATATAGTTAATATGTCAAAAGGTCTTTCTGATAAATTGCCTACAGGAACAGATAAGATAGCATCTGCTAAAGATTTAGTAATAAATGCTCAAAATGTTTATGTAAATGGGAAAACAACATCCGCATCAAAGCCTAATAATAATTCATCAACTATTTTAGGCCCAAATGGTAAGCCATTACCATCAAGTAGACCACAGCCTCCTATTTCTAAACCTCCTGTTCCTTTAAATTGGAGGGAACGATTAAAAGGTATTTTTAGTAAAGGTTTAGAAAGTAGTAAAAAATATAGTGCAAAACTAGGTAAATTAGGATTAGGTATTGGAATTCCTCTAGGAGCATATAGCATATATAATGCTAAAGAGGGAGAAAGAGGTTTAGAAACTGCACGTGTTGCTAGTAGTTTAGCTGGCGGTTATGTAGGAGCTAAGGCAGGATCTATTGCAGGTGGAACAGTTGGTTCTATTATTCCAGGTATAGGAACTGGAGCAGGTGCGATTATTGGTGGTGTTTTAGGTGGTATTAGTGGAAGTATTATTGGTGAAAAATTAATCAACGATATTAGAGATAGTATTATTAATGGATTAGATGAAGTTACTACTAGTATAACGGAAGTAGGTAATACATTATATAATAATTTGTTAGCACCTATTGGCAATTTCGGAATAGATTGTATTAATTTTATTGTTGGTAGTGTATCAATGATGGGAGATATAATATCTCCTTATGTAAGTGCATTAGGAAACGGAATAAAAGATATGTTGATAGTACCTGTGGTTTCAGGTGTTTATTGGTTAGGTGAACAAATAGCTGTTAAATTTGGAGAGGCTAGTAATAGTATCCAAGAAATATTTAGTGGCATTGGTGATTGGTTTAGTCAAAATGTATTTGAGCCTATATCTAGTAAAGCATATTCTGTTTGTGAAGCTATTAGTGAAGCTTTTAATAGTGCTTCAAATAGAATAAAAAGTGTATTTAGTGGAGTAAGTAGTTGGCTTGATGCAAATGTATGGTCTCCTATATCTAGTAAAGCTAGAGGTGTTATGGATAAAATTAGTGAAATTAGAGAAAAAGGAGCTAATATAACAGGTTTAGAATCTAATTTAGGACATAATGCTACTGGAACGATGTTTTGGAGTGGTGGTTTAACGGAAATAAATGAACGTGGCGGAGAAATTGTAGATTTACCTACAGGTAGTAGAATATATCCTGCTCAAACTAGTGAACGTTTAATAAGAAAAGAATTATCTAACAATACTAATTCTTTACCTAATATAACGATTAGTGGTAATAATTTTATAATTAGAGAAGAAGCTGATATTGAAAAAATTGCAGATGAATTAACCAAAAAATTTATGCAAGCAAGTAGTGGATATGGAGGTATATGTTAATGAGCTTAGATAGTTTTATGAATAAAACATATAGTCTAATAAATATACTTTCTTTTGCCTTAGGTGGTTCAATTAAAGGTCGAAGACAATATATTTTATCTTTGGATGATGAAAAAGTTATATTGCCAGTTACTCCTATTGAATATAATAATAAAAGTTCACAAGATAATAAAATTGTAAATATTATTGATACTGGTGAAGTAATGCTATTTGGTAACCCTATATTAGAAAGATTAACGTTTTCTTCGTTTTTTCCTAGTCCTAAACATGAATATCCGTTTATAGTTACCGATGACTTAAAAGAACCAGTTGAATATGTAGAATTATTTAAGAAATGGAAAGAAAGTAAAAAACCTATACGAGTGATTATAACAGATAGTCCTATTAATAAGATGATGGGTTTGAAATCTTTTAATATTAAAGAAAAAGACGGTACTAAAGATATATATTATTCTATGGAATTTATTGAATATAAGGACCTTAATACGCCAATGGCTAATAATGATAAAGAAATAAACAATGTTACTGGATTAAAAGAAAGAGCATCGATTAAAAATACCCCAGATACAGTAACAATATTAGATGATGTTAATGATATATTAGATGCATCAAAAAAAGCTTATGGAGATTATAGACATTGGAGAAATATTGTAGAATCAAATAATTTGACAGATTTCGCTATAAATAATATTAGAAAGTTAAATTTGAAGGACTTATAAAAGATGAAAATATTTCATAAAGGACAAGATATTTCAAGATTTATAGGTAAAATAACATGGAGTGGCTCAAGAATTCAGGCTGGTAGAAAATTAGTTTTTGAATATTTAAAAGACACAAGAGATCCTAATTTACCAATAATAAATATTAATAATGGAGAAACAATATTAGGATATAGTGAAGATAATAATATTGTTTTTCAAGGTAATGTTTATGATATTGAAGAAAATAAAAAAGAATCTAGAGTTGTAATTACGGCATATGATAATTTATTTATTTTAAATAAATCCAGAACGACACGTAAATTTACAAACATTACAGCAGAAGATGTAACTGCTTCTATATGTAGGGAATTAGGTATAAAAGTGGGTAATCTTGCTAAGACTAATACAAATATAAATTTTATTGCTGAAAGAAAAACTGGATATCAAATAATAATGATGGCTTATACAGAAGCCAGTAAAATTACTAAAGAAAAATATCATCCAATAATGAATAAAGACGCTTTAGATGTGATTTTAAAAGGCACATTAATTGAAGATGTAGTATTAGATTCTACAAAAAATATGATAAATAGTATTTATAAAGAAAGCATTGAGAATATGATTAACCAGATAATGGTTACTGATGAGCAAGGTAATGTTATTAATTATATTCGAGATGAAGACCTTATAAATAAATATTCTATGATACAAGATGTATATAAAACCGATCCGAATAAAGATACTAATTTATTTGCTAGTTCTATGATAAAGAAACCTGAACAGAGTGGTTTGATTGAATGCTTAGGAGATTATAAATTGATATCATCTTATTCTGTAGAAGTTAAGGATGAGTATTTGAGAGGTAAATTTTATATTAAATCTGATGTACATACATTTTCTAGGGACCAACATACAATGCGTATTGACTTAGAATTTGAAAACATCATGAATGAAGAAAAAGCTCAGAAAGAAAATAAGAAGGAGTAAAAATGGGAAATCCAATACCTAGCGTTGATCAATCTATGGGAAAATTGGTAGACGAAATATATAATATTTTTAGAAATAATATTCCGACAACAAATCTGATAGGTGTTGTATTAAAGCCACCACCAAATATAGAAATTAAATACAATAATATAGTACTAACTAAAAAAGAAGTATATATATCTCATTATTTATTAGCAGGATATAGAAGAGAAGCACAAGGACATTTAGTAAGTGCTACACAAAATCGTGGCGGTGGTAGTGGATATGCTGAATATCAAAGTCATAACCATGACATAAATAATGATTATACAAACGATATAATTTATACAGATACATTAAAAGCTGGAGACCTTGTAAGTATTTTCCCATTAGAAGGTAATCAGCTTTTTATTATTACAGATAAGTTGGTGAAATTATGAGTGATACTTTTCCTTTTATAGGAAATACTATACAAAATAATTCTATAAGTAACTTACCTTTATTTATTGAATATGCATGGAATTTTGATACAGATAAATTTATTTATGATGATGCAGGAAATCATGTTATTGTTCATGGTAATGAAGCTATAAAAGTTTGGATATATAAAGCTTTAAAAACACATAGGTATGGTTATTTAGCATATTCAAGTCAATATGGAATAGATTTAAAAGAGTTTATCGGAAAAGTAATGACATACGAGGAACGAATATCTGAATTAAAAAGAATTATAATTGAATGTTTAATGGTTAATCCCTATATAAAATCTATAAATTCAATTACGTTTAACAGAGAGAAGGAAAAATTAAAATGTTATGTTGATTTAACAACTATTTATGGAGATGTGAATATAGATGTATAAAGCTAGAACACAAGAAGAAATATTAAAAGAAATGTTAGCTTATTCTAAAACTAAAACAGCTTTAGTAGAAGGTACTTTTCAGTATGATTCACTTTCTGCTAATAGTATAGAAGTTGCTAAAACTGAAGTAGAAATTGAACAAGTAGATAAAATGGGTTTTGTTGAAACATCTTGGGGCGAACATTTAACAAAAAAAACAAAAGAATTTGGTGTAATTAGAAAAGTAGCTACTAAAGCTACAGGCGTATTAACAGTTATAGGAAATGGTCATATTTATGAAGGAAGTTTATTTTCTACTGAAAGTGGAATTCAATTTAAATCTTTAACTGATATAGATGTAAAAAATACAGCAGATATAAAAATTGAAGCTGTCACGGAAGGTAAAAATGGAAATGTTGATGCAGAAACAATAACGGTTATACCAATGTCTATAGTAGGGATAAATTCTGTAACAAATAAAACACCAACTACTGGTGGATACGATGAAGAAACTGATGATGAATTACGAAAACGTTATTATTTTAAAGTTCAAAATATAATCACTAGCGGTAATAAAAATCATTATGAATATTGGGCTAGAGAGGTGGAAGGAGTTGGGAGTGCTAGGTGTATACCTGTATGGGATGGTCCAGGAACTGTAAAAGTTGTTATAATTGATTCAAATTTAGGAGTAGCTGATGAAGCATTAATACAAAAAGTAAAAGAACATATACTAGATAATTGTAGCTTTGAAGCTACCTTGACGGTAACTACTGCCACTATAGTAACCATAAATATAAAAGCTAAAATAGATGGTTCAAAAAATGAAGAAGAATTTAAATCTAAACTAAATGAATATTTTAAAAGTATTGGTTTTGAAAAAGGTTATGTATCTTATGCATTAGTTGGTAAGTTACTTTTAGAGTGTAGTGGTATAAAAGATTATACAGATTTGACAATAAATGGCGGTACACAAAATATCCCTTTAAGTGAAGAAGAACTTCCTTCTTTAGGAGAGGTGGTATTAGATGTATATTCTACGTAAAAAACCAGTATACACATTAAGATATTTACCTGATTTCTTATCGAAAGATGATGTCTTTAAAAATACTGCACTTATTTGTGATAAACAGCATGAAAAACTAAGAGTAGATCTTTTAGATTTAAAAAATCAAATCTTTATTGAAACAGCAACATGGAGGTTGGCTGATTGGGAGAGAGTTTTAAATATATCTGTAAAACCAAATGCTACTTATGATGAAAGAAGAAATCAAATATTATTAAAGTTTCAAGGTGCTAATGCTGTAACAGAAAAGTTTATGAATAATTTAATAAATATGTTTTGTGAAAATAAAACAGGATATATTGTGCCACACAATAGTGAATATTATTTTGAAGTATGCGTAAGTGCTGATGATAAAATAAATTGGAAAGAATTATTAGAAACAGTAAATTTATACAAACCAGCTCATTTAGCATTTTATACAGTATTAAAAATTTTATTAAAACAAGATATCTACCAAAACATGAAAATAAATCAATATATTAATAGTACACATAATTTTTGGAACTTAGGAACAGCAGAGAAAGTTTATTGGGATGGTATTTGGAATTTTAATAATATAATAGATTTTAGTGGTATAAAACCAGATGCATTATATCGAGAGAGACAAACACATTTATTAAGTATAAAAAATCTATTAATGCCTGTTTTATATATAAATATTAATTATAAAATTGAAAATAAAGAGCAGATAAATTCTAAATGTAAACAAGTTATTAGTTATAGTAATAAAACAGAAAATAAAATAAATAATAAACAAAAAATTTATAAAAAATATCAAGTTTCTAACATAAATAAAAATAATGTTATACAGAACCGTACAGCAAATACAAAAAACTGCTGGGACGGTTCTTTTTGTTTAGATGGTAGCCATATTTTAAGTGGTGCTTATGAAATAGATAAACAAATGGAAAATATATGTGTTTTTTATAGTACAAAACATGGAATTATAGATGAAGGGAGCCAAGAAATATTATGAGTAATGTAAATACAACACATACTTTAACTGTTAATGGAGTAGGTGTACAAAGTGAATTTGACCAAGATACATTTTTAAAAAGCAATAAAAAAACGACTACAGATTATAGAACTGCATTTGCACAAGCTATAGGAACAACAGGGAGAATAAGTAAAATTGTAAAAATGGCTTTTGGTATAGCAGGGGAAACAGACGAGCAAGGAAATCCTGCACCACCAACAGACAATGGTTCACTTAATAATGTTGTTTTAACTAAAAATATTAAAGAAGTTACTTATCCTGTTGAAACTTCTGTTTGTTTTGAAGCAGAAATTGAAGCTGGTGAGTATACTGGTGCAATAAATGAAGTAGCTTTGATAGATGAAGAAGAACAAACTGCTGCTAAAATGCGACTCTTAACAAGTAAAGGTGTAGATGCAGAAAGTGGAGCAATATTTAAATGGACTGTAGAGTTTTGAGGTGGTTAGATGAATAGTGAAGAATTAAAAAAAGAATTTGGGTTATTAATGCCAAGTGAGATAAATGGGTTTAAAAGACCAGATGAATCAATACCTAGTAGTAATGATTTCTTTTTAGAAATTCCACAACTTATTTCAAAGGACCCAGTGCTTTATTCTACAATGAATTTGATTTTTAGTGTAATTTTATCTAATGATAAATTATTAAAGCAATGGCTTGATACATTGCAAAACGTAGTAAATGCTCAAGATTGGCGAGAGGTTACAGATAGTTTGAAAGGTTACATGACCCCAGAACTAAAGAAAAAATTAGATGGTATTGCAATGGGAGCTAATAACTATGTACATCCAAGCTCACATCCTGCAAGTATGATTGCTCAAGATGCTACACATCGTTTTGTATCTGATACTGAAAAAAATACATGGAATGGCAAAGCAAGTACCGCTGTCGTATCTACTAGTGCAAACGGACTTGCACCGAAAAGAGATGGCAATGCAAGCCACTTTTTAGCGGGAGATGGAACATGGAAAGCAGTCCCTTCTGCGTCCAGCGCGGCAAGTGCCACCAAAGCCACGCAGGACAGCCGTGGGCAACAGATAGATACAACATATGTAAAAGGGGTTACGGGAAGCAATGCAACATTAACAGTTACAAAAGGAAATGGAAGTACAAGCAGTGTAACTGTAAATAACGTTGCTAATGCTACAAATGCAAATATAGTTACGGAAAAAGCCATAACAGGAAATACACTTGCCAGCGCATTACCTGTCGGCATGACATGGAGTAAAGTTTATAATAATGGTTTCCCGTGTGCTTATGGTAATTGTCTATCTATTAGAGGAGCTGGCGCAATACAAATTGTGACGGAATGGAGCGGCGGTGATGCTACGCCTGCTAATATGTATTATAGAAATGCCAGAGACAGTAGTATTGATAAATGGAGTGCGTGGAGGACTTTGGCACATACGGGCGGAACAATCTCCAACGCCACTACAGCAAGCAAATTGGGAACGGGAACCGTGGGCAGTGGCGTAAAACCTATTTATTTAAATGCAGGTTCACCGGTAGCAAGTGGAAGCACTGTCGGCAATGCCAATAGACCGATTTACATGAATGGTGGCACATTGTCTCAGTGCAGTATAGACCTGTCTACATTAGCACCAAAAGCAAGCCCGGCATTAACGGGAAGCCCGACAGCACCAACGCAAGGCACTTCGGACAACAGTACAAAAATCGCTACAACCGCATTTGTACGAAATCTCATCAATCAATTCAAAACCGACGGTACACTCGGTGGCATTGTTGGAGGCAGTTTAACACAAAATGGTTGGGTTAAATTTAGCAATGGTCTAATTCTACAATGGGGATATTTTAATCAAAATAGTTTTAGTGATAAAACATATACTGTTTCATTTCCAATTGTTTTTACTAATACTCTTTATATAGTTACAGCTATAGATAAAGGAAAAGGTGATAGTTCTTATAGCGGTGGTAATGGTGGTAATTGTATTCAAAGTTATACTACTACAAATTTTACGTATTTCTCTGGTTTTGACGCAAATAGAGAAGGTGTATTATGGTTTGCAATAGGCAAATAAACAATGGGGATTATCTTCTGAAACAAGTAATGGAGATAGTACTATATCTGTAACATATCCAATAACATTTTCTGTTTTTAATGTAGTAGTGCCTGCATTATATTCAACCTCCGGACATAAGCAACATGAGGGAGGAGGTGGAGATGGCATAACAGAAAGTGATTTAAAAGGATTTAGTTTTTATCATGGTTCTGATATTCGTAACTGTAAATTATATTGGTTTGCAATAGGAAAATAGTTACTTGCCTAAAGCAATATAACAGTAAATATCACTACTTTGCCCACTACGTTGTTCTATTTTAAAACTGGAATTATTTCTTGATTGTATTTCAACATCAAAAACACCTCCATCTACTATTGTATAAAGAGAATTAAATGTTATTGGAAAATTTAAAGTATAAAATCCTGTGCCATAGATTATATTAATACTTCCCCATTGTTTAAAGGAGTTGAAAAAATGAGTTTATAA